TTTCCTGTGAAGGAGAGATAATCAGTAGATTACTACTATTGTTTTTCATTTCTCTATGTTCTGATTCTTTCAGAAGAGATAAATGAAGACGTACTAAGTAAGGTACTTTAGTTCCTAACGCAGTGGCAATTGAGCTTGTTAGCTCAGCTTTCACTTTAAACGTTTCTATTTCAGATTTTATAATCAACAGTTCTTTAAGAACTGAATGATCTAATAAAATGTGCCCATCCTCTTCATGATATAAAATCATCCAAGCTTCGTAAGACAGTTCTTCCTCTACTGCATCAGCAATAGATAAGTATCTTCGTCTTAGTTTCATAAATGAATCTAATGTCAAGGAGTTCATTCCCATCGCAGCAGGTGTATATAATAAATCTGCTAAAGTTTGTGAGTGACCTCGAAGAGGTTTTAACACTAAACAACTTTGTATATCCTTAAGAAGTCGTAAAACATCTTTATTTAATTGTTCATAGAACAATAATAGATATTTCCGAGTTCCTATAGGATCACTAGGTAAATTATTAGTAAACAATCTTATATCCCCTCTTACAGAGGCCATAAGTTGATCAATACTAATACTTTTATCAAGAAGTTTAAAATCTCTTGATAGAAGCGCCGTCAATAAGTTACTCATCTCTAAAGGGAAAATCCCTTTAGTAAGTTGAGCAGCATATCTTTTCCATTGAGCGTAGGTAGAATTACTTCTAACTAAGTTTAATAGATTAGACGACCCTATAAAACCTTTCCCAATCAATCTCTGAGTGAATTCAACTTTACGAGACAGATTAAAATCTGGACCGTAATAGTAGGAAACACCACTCGCGGATAAAGCCTCCTTAACAGAAATTGGAGATAAATTAATATCTCCTTTAATGTTTTGGGACGCAAATTGGAAAAAACCATCTGTTGAAACAAATGATTTAGGGAAACCTATGGTTATACCATACTCATTACACACATCTGTGTAGCACTTAGCTACATTTTTGTCAGCGATGATAATATCATCCCCAAGCACGAGATAATCTAAGAAAAAATCCTTACCTGCTCTTTCAGCAGCTAAGAATACTAAGAAATGATGAACTACAGCTAAAGAAGCCCATGAGGACAAAGTCCCCATCGGTTGACCTCTAGTATAGTGAAGATCTCTTGAGTGTCTTAATTTATCAATACCCTGATAGTCAAAGGCATAACCTCTAGAGGTTAAGACTTTAACCCAAGCTTCTGCGAACTCTGGGACTGTCCAATGACCTATTAATTTCTCATACAATTGTATAGGAATAAGATCCGTGGCAGACTTAAGATCGTAAGAAGCAATGAATGAATATCCTCTCTTGCTAAATTCTTCAACTTTCCCAAGTTGATCAAATGTTGCATCACACGGATGTGAAGACAACAATTTGAAAATAGAATTATGCAAAGGAAGCAACATCCATTGGGTCCAATAATCAGATATTGCGAAGACTCTCACCTTTCCAGCAGCTTCTAATTTAGTAGAAACTTTTCCCACCCGTAACCGTGGAACAATGTGTTTTACCACATAATCCAAAGTTAAGGGTTTACCCTTATCAGGGCTAGGACCATCATAATCTATTTTAGAAATAGATAGGTTGGAATAAGCCTCATAAGGTACTTTACCTGATGAAATTTCTTTTATCAGGCGGGAAGCAGTTTCTTGTAAAAGAGGAAACACTGTTTTAAAGTTCTCCGAATTAAAACCCGGATGTTCTTTAGATAGGTGGCTTTCCATAGCTCGATGAAGGTCCCAAAGAGGAACTTTACGTCCAACTAGAATAGCTAACGCATCCCATGCAGCCCCTAAAAACGAAATTTTCGCATTAGGACCCGCTGTTAATGGCATTGGTATCTCTTCGCTATCTGCAAATAAGGTTGGTTTAATACCAAAAGGATTAAAACGATTCCAAAATAAACCCACTTTTTTATCTACTTCTGTCCAATCTTCAAATAATTGAAGTGGAAAAGGTAAATACTTTTCTAATTTAGGTGTAATAACATCTAAATCTTTAGCAGAATTTATAAAAGGTCGTTTAAATCTAGGAGCTTCGATACTAGAAAAATCAGGATCTTTATAGATCCCAGAGAATCCTTTATAAGCACTTAAAAGTGTGTTAAGG